GGAAGGTCAGGAATCAGCTTTAAAGTTAGCAAAGGAAATTTTGAAATGATGCACTTTCACGAAGATCACGAACCAAAAAATGATCGTGCATTTTGGACTATCATGTTTTTGATTATGTTACTTGCTATGTTTTTTATCATGGAAATTTTTATAAAATTTTATTTGCAGGTAACATAATAATTTTTTAATTTAGATACACCGACTGGAAGCGGTATTAAAAACATCTTAAGAGCCTTATTTCGGGGGCGGATCTTCCAGTCCAAACCCGGTATAAGGCATTTTTATTTATAATGAGTACAGAAACAAAAAAACCAAATCTACCTGCAATAGTAAAAGATCTGGGACTATCCGTAAAGATGGATAGTTTGAACACCTTGCTGAGTAGCACACCGCCGCAATCTTGGTTATCCGTTCACAAAGGTATTACCTACCAGCCTATTGATCGGGTAAAAAACAGCCTAATTACTATTTTTCAAGATTATGACTGGAGCATTAAAAATGTTCAAATTATGGCTAATTCTGTTTTAGTTTTTGGAACGCTATCGGTTATCAATCCGATCACCGGGCGCACTCGTAACGTAGATGGAGTAGGGGCGTGGCCTATACAGTTAAAGTCAGGTTCTACACCAATGCAGATTGAAAACATTATTCAAGATGCAATTCAAAAGAACGCCCCGGCTGCCGAAAGCTTAGCACTTAAGAACGCTGCATCTAAGCTGGGTAAAATCTTTACCGATGGCGGTTCTGATGTCGAGTTTAACGGAATGTACTCTAAGGATGTACCAATGGATGACATTAAAGCCTCACAATCATGATTATCACCGGACAACAAAACGAAAACCAACGTACCCCTGAATGGCTAAAGTCACGTATGGGGCGGTTCTCTTGCAGTCAACTGCACAGACTAATGACCGAACCAAAAGCAAAAGCCGATAAGGAAGCTGGAAAGCTATCAGATGGCGCAATTACTTATGTAATGGAGTGCATCGCTGAGAAGCTAACTGGCAAACCAGCCAAAGATGATTTTACAAGTAAGTACACAGATTGGGGCGTAATGCACGAACCAATCGCTATTGGTATTTATGAGGAGGTGTTTCAGACCAAGGTAACGCAAGCAGGATATATTCCCTATGGTGAGAACTTTGGCGGTTCGCCTGATGGCTTGGTAGATGAGGCAGGAGGCATTGAAATCAAATGCCCCTATACAATTACTGCGCATTTGGTTCACTCGCTTACAACTGATCTAAAAGCGGATTATAAAGAGTGCTACTGGCAGATAATTGGTTACATGATAATAACCGGGCGCGAGTGGTTCGATTTCGTATCCTATCATCCGGAATATCCGGGCAAGTATCAATTCAAACGTATTCGTTTAGAACGTGCAAATGTCATGCAAGACATTGAACTTGCTCAGGATAAAATTAACAAATCAACCCAATATTTAAACCTAATACTAAATTCAATCTAATGGGAAAACCAATGCAAGGCTCAATATGTTTGAGCGATCTCGGAGATGCTTACAAAGCTGGGCACTCCGCATTTAACAAGTCTGAAAAGAACGGCAAAGTCTACGCTAACATTGCAGTATGGATGAACGATCAACCTGATCAATATGGGAACATTCTATCATTGCAGCTAAATTCTAAAAAGGATGCGACTGATGAAAAGGTTTATTTCGGAAATGCAAAAATGCCTGATGGGCTAAAACCTCAAGCTGCACAAACACCAAACGCAAAGGATGATGATTTACCCTTCTAACCAATCCCCCCTGCCATTGAATATCTCTGGCAGGGGTAAACGATACGGCACTCGACATACAAAAGAAGTCATAGGTTTAGCATTAGAGTATTGCATTGGTAATAATATACCTCCTACCGAAGCTGGCAGATTGCTTAACTTACCAATGTCAACCGTTGCTGATTGGATGACAAAATACTGGTTTTACAAAAAATTAGATAACCCAATAATCTTAACCTTAAAATCCAATGTTTAATCACCTACACCACCGAATATTGATGGACTTTTTTAGAAAGAGATCATTGATGAAGTACAAGATTGAAGATATTTGTGAGGCGATTTTAAATTATTATGACTTATGACATACGAAGAGTTTATAGCGCAAAAAAAGCATAGCTACGCAGAATTTGGTTTTGAAGCAAAATACACTCCAGATATTGCTTTTGACTTTCAGAAACACGTAATTAAAAAAGCAATACAAAAAGGTCGCGTAGCTTGTTTTCTTGATACTGGACTTGGTAAGACTTTGATTCAGTTAGCTATTGCAAACAACATTATTTTACACACCAATAAAAGGGTATTAATTTTAACACCTTTGGCAGTAGCTTTTCAGTTTTTACTTGAAGCTGATAAAATCGGGATTGATGACATTGAATATTGTAAGGATGGAAAGTTTACTAAAAAAATAGTTATCTGCAATTATGAGCGGTTACATTATTTTAATGCAAAGCACTTTGAATGTGTTATTCTTGATGAAAGTTCAATATTGAAAAATTTTGAGGGTAAAATTAAAGCTGAGGTAACTGCATTTATTAAGAAAACGCCTTATCGGTTTTTGTCAACTGCAACGCCTTCCCCTAATGATTTTATTGAATTAGGTACAAGTTCTGAGGTTTTAGGTTATATGGGTTATATGGATATGCTTGGAAAGTTTTTTAAGAACAATCAAAATAGCGTAGATAGTAATAACCGGAATATTGGAGAAAAATTCTATTTAAAACCTCATGCCGAAAAAGACTTTTTTTCATGGGTGAATCAATGGTCTATAATGGCAAAGATGCCATCTGATTTAGGATTTTCTGATGAAAATTATATTTTACCGGAATTAATTACTCAAAAGCACTTTGTAAAAAATCAGTCACTAATTGACATTAATGGTCAAATACAAATGTTTACTCCGATGGCTAAATCTATAACAGAGGTTAGGCATGAACAAAAACAAACTGAAATAAAAAGGTGCGAAAAGGCTATTGAATTAGCCGAGGGTAAAACCTCTGTCTATTGGTGCAACACTAATCTTGAAAGCGGTTATCTTAAATCAATGGATAAGGATGCAGTTGAAATAATCGGATCTCAAACTATTGACCGAAAAGAAGAAATTTTATTAGCTTTTGCAAATGGTGAAATAAAGCGATTAATTACTAAAGCTAAAATGACATCAATGGGGTTAAATTGGCAACATTGCAATCATTCTGTATTTTTTCCGACTTGGAGTTATGAGCAATATTATCAAGCTATTCGTAGGTTTTGGAGATTTGGCCAAAAGAACCCGGTCAATATTGATTTAGTTATCTCAGATGGTCAAACAAGAGTATTAGAAGCTATTGAGCAAAAAACACAAAAGGCAATACAGTTGCATAAAAATCTAACTGAAAACGTGAACGGAGTATTTACAAACAAAATTAAAGAATTTAATAAACCAGTAATAAAACCTAACTTCTTATGAGTACCGTAAAAGACCAAATAATAACAGAAAATTATGCAATCTATAATTCTGATTGTATGCTTGTAATGCCTACATTGGAAAATGAATCAATAGACCTATCGGTTTATAGTCCTCCATTTGCCGGACTATACAATTATTCAAATTCTGAGAATGACTTTTCAAATTGTGAAAGCAAAGAGCAATTTTTAGATCAGTACGAATTTCTAATTAGTGAAATTGCAAGGGTAACAAAACCCGGCAGAATATCAGCGGTGCATGTTACCGATGTATTTGATAATACTTGCAGACTTTGGGATTTTCCACACGAGGTAATTAAATTACATGAAAAATACGGATTTGAATATCGTAACCGCATAACCATTTGGAAAGAACCTTTAAAGGTCAGAATGAGAACAATGGTTCAATCTTTAATGCATAAATTTATTGTACAAGATAGCACAAAATGCTTTACTGCAATGCCAGATTATGTTTTAGTATTTACTAAAAAAGGTGAAAACAAAGTTCCGGTAGTTCATCCCTTTGGTATTAATCATTATGCTGGGGAAACACCTATTTTACCAAACATTTTAAGAGCATGGAATAATGCAAATGATTCTAACCTAAATGAAGATCAGCTATGGCAAAGATTAAATTTGATTAATGAACATGATAAAATTACAAAGCTTAATGATTATATCTGGCAACGTTACGCTTCATCTGTTTGGGATGATATTCGAATTGATAATGTATTGCCTTTTAGGGATAGCAAAGAAGATGACGACGAAAAACACGTTCACCCTTTGCAGCTTGATGTAATTGATAGATTAGTTGAATTATATTCTAATCCAGGCGAAATAGTTTTAACGCCATTTATGGGAGTAGGTAGTGAGGTTTATAGTCCGGTATCAATGGGTAGAAAAGCAATAGGTATTGAATTAAAAGACAGTTACTATAAACAAGCTATACAAAACATGAAAGTAGTTAAAACTAGATTTGATAATCACAAAGCAGAAACCTTATTTTAATGTCTCGCAAACTAATTAAAACCAACGGCCTGGGCGATGCAATTGAACACCCAAAAGTTCAAACCTACAAAGCAAAGCCAAAGCCGTACAAAGAACCTGATTTCTTGCGAAATTACAGATTAGCAAGGGAAAGGTTCTTTTGGAAAAAATACCCAGAGCAAAGGGCGGATATTGAGGAAAAAGTAAAATTAATGCAGAAAGAATGGCAAACGCAGGACAAAAGAAAATAGACCACACCAACCCCCTAAGCCAATACAAATCCCACAAGGCATACAAGCCAAAGATTCAGCATGAATGGGCGGCCCAACTTGCTCTGTGCAAGTGGTTAAAGCTGCAACATCCCGATGTTCGTTTCCGTTCAGATATTCAGTCAGCCGGGAAGCTATCGCCACAGATGCAAAACATTAAACTGATCATTGATCCTTGGAGGGCATGGCCCGATATTCAAATTTATCATAAGGTTGGCAATTACTGCGGTCTTATGATAGAAATGAAACGCCTGGACTCTGGTACTTTCTTAAAGGATGGAAGTTTATCATCACAAAAGCATGTGCAGGAACAAGCGGAAATGCACCAGTATCTTAGAACTTTAGGCTGGTCGGTTTGCTTTGCGGAAGGCTTTGAGGAGGCGAAAAGAAAGTTTGAGGAGTACATTAATTATTAGTAAATTTACCTTAGCTACAACGTCATGAAAATATTTAAAATTTCCCTCCTGTTCCTTTTACCTGTCATTCGATGGGGGCGTTGTAGCGACTTCTTTGGTTCAGGAGGGTTCTTTTAATTATGGATATTTCGCTATTTAATTCGCTGCCCGAAAAAGGCAAACCCCATATTTCAGATGCTAAAATATCTATTTTAGAATTTCTTCATTACGTTAAGTCTGGCAAGTATAAATTCCAGATTGAACGTATAAGAACTGAGCAGGATAAAACAAATCGGGATGCGCTAAAAAAGCAATTACCAGCCGTTACAATTTCTGGAATATTTACTGAACGAAAAGCAGAATTGTTAATTTCTCATTCCGGGTTCATTCAGATTGATATTGATCATTTTTCCGATAAATCTGCATTGATCACGGATCCTTATACCTACTCTTTATTTAAGTCCGCATCCGGAGGTGGACTTGCCATAGTAGTTAAGATAAATTCCGAAAAGCATAAAGAATCTTTTAACTGGTTGCGCAACTATTACTTTCAGCACTTTGGTATTGTAATTGATTCCGCACCGCAAAACGTGGCATCGCTTAGATTTGTTTCATACGATCCGGAACTCATAACAAATGAGAGGTCAAAGATTGCGCGTACGCTTACAGAAAAAAAGTATGTAAGCAAATCATTGCCTATTGTAGTGGATGGCTCACAAGTCGCTGAAATGGTGCAGGAGTGTGTAAACTTGGGCCATAACCTTGCACCAGATTACGATTCATATTTAAAATTAGGATTTGCACTTGCGCAAGGATTCCAAGAACAAGGCAGAGAATATTTTCACTCGCTTTGCTCAGTATCTGAAAAATACGATTCGCGCCATGCAGATAAGCAATTTACTATCTGTCTAAAAGGTAAAAATTCTGGTATAACTGCCGGTACTTTCTACTGGATGCTTAAGCAAGTTGGGATACATGCTCCGGAAAGTCAAAAGAAAGCCGTACAAGTGGCAACACTTGGCAAACGTGCCGGGCAAACTAAGGAAGAAGTAAAAAAGCAGATTGAGCAAATTACGGGAGTTGATGAAAAACAAGCTGATAAATTAGTTAGCGAAGTTTTTAACCGGGATGACATTTCGATAAAATCCGCATCGGGAGATCCCGATCATTTAATACAAGCATTAACGCAATGGATGAAACAAAATCATCCGATGAAAGTAAATTCCATCACGCGCATAATTGAGGAGAAAAATAACGAGGTCAGGCGCGAAAGAATAAATTCTATTTACCTACGTGCAAGAATGTTTTT